TTATCAATGAAGTGAACGGTATTTCCCGCGTGGTGTATGACATCAGCGGCAAGCCACCAGCGACTATTGAGTGGGAATGATTAACAGCTAACTCATAGCAACTCATTCCTATTCAGATACTAATTTAACCCTCTGTTTTTACAGAGGGTTTTTGTTTTTATGTATTCATTTCTATTCACTCTACACCATATTTTTCGTCGGTACAGGTGACGGTATTACCTTAAAGGTATACTCTCATACCGTCATGAAAATGGTTTCTATACGGGTGAATTGTGCTTACCGATACAAAATTAAAAAACCTCAAGCCGCAGGACAAACTGTACAAGGTCTCCGATCGTGACGGGCTGTATGTAGCTGTGCTTACGTCAGGCACGGTCTCGTTTCGCTATGACTACCGTATCAACGGTCGCCGCGAAACACTGGTAATCGGGCAGTATGGGCGTGACGGTATCAGCCTGGCAGAAGCGCGAGAAGAACTGATTGCTGCAAAGAAGCTGCTTAAAGCAGGCCAGTCACCGGCTGCGGCTAAACGTGACGGTATTAAAAAGATTCGTGGTGCCGAGACGTTTGCGGTACATACCGACAGTTATATGAAACACGTCATCCTGGCTGACAGTACCCGCGCAATGAAGCAGGCGGTGATCGACCGTGACATACTTCCGGTTCTTGGCAACAAAATGATGGCTGAAATTACCACATCAATGGTTCGTGATTTGTGTGACCGGATTGTCGAACGCGGTGGTCGGGCAACAGCAGTACAGGCCAGGGAGATCATCAGCAGCGTATACCGTCACGCCAATGACCGTGGTCATGGTTTGTTTAATCCTGCGGCTGACATTAAACCTTCGTCTATCGCCATATTTAAACCACGAGAGCGAACACTGACACCAGAAGAAATTGGCCTGTTCTTCCGCACGCTGGATGCCATTGGTGCTATGGGCACTATGAAAATGGCTTTAAAGCTGGTGCTTATCACCATGGTTCGTAAGGGAGAATTCACCAATGCAACGTGGGATGAAATAGATTTTAAAAAATGGACATGGACAATTCCTTCAGACCGCATGAAGGGAAGTCGGGCGCACGTTATTTACCTGCCTAAACAGGCACAGGATATATTAGTCGGGTTGCAGATGTGCGCTGGTGGAAGTGAATATCTGGTTCCTGGTCGTTACAATTTCCGGAAGCCATTATCTAATGCCGCGCTGAACTCTCTGATCGACAGAACGGTGAAAATAATAAATGAAGATGGTGAGCATATTCAGGATTTTACTGTACATGATATGCGCCGTACAGCCAGTACATTGTTGCATGAGGCTGGTTATCCTTCAGACTGGATTGAAAAGGCTCTGGCACACGAGCAGAAAGGTGTGCGCGCCGTATATAACAAAGCGGAATACGCCAGACAGCGCGCCTACATGTTGCAGCAGTGGGCCGATATGATTGATTCCTGGATTAACGGGGAGCATACGGATCTGATTCCGTTCTCCCCGTCGAAGTTTGAGAAGTGGATGGAAGACAGTAATAAATAATTCTATCCTTCCTGGACTTTGGTAAGCGTCAGATTTCCGCAGAACACTGCGCCGGTGTCGATGTACATTTGGTTTGCATACACCAGTGGGTGATGTGCTGGCGTATGACCGAAGATGAACAAATCGGCACCGGTTATCTCCGAGACAATACCGTCCTGCGCGTCGCTAACCCGCTCACGATTCCATATCACCATTTCTTCCGGTACTGGCTTATCGAATGCGTATTCGTTGTGCGGGTAGTCTGCGTGGCAGATGACGACCTTCTTATTGCCGGTAACCAGTTCGATAATCATCGGGAGGTTGGTAACCTTTGGCAGAAGGTATTTGAGTTGCACATCCTGCTCAGAATCAAGTTGGTGCCACCATCCACCGCCGTTTGACATCCAATGTCCGAAACTTCCGCCGTTGACCAGTGCATCCAGCATCATCTGCTCATGGTTGCCACGAACAGCTCGGAACCACGGCATAGTAATCAAATCCAGGCATTCGACGTTTTCAGCGCCGCGGTCAACAAGGTCACCAACGGAAATAAGCAAATCGCGCGCCGGGTCGAATGAAACTTTGTCGAGTTCGTTCATCAGCAGCGTGTAGCACCCATGCAGATCGCCGACGACGAAGATATTGCACCAGTCAGCGCCATTGATGCGTTGATATAGGTTCATGCTGCACGCTCCCGCCCCTGGTTGTCTGTTGGTGACAGCGGAGCATTGCTGAATGCATTTGTTAATCCGCCGATATCCAACGCGTATCCAGGGTGTAGTTGCACTGCCGGGTCTTCGCACTGATTACCCCAAACATCGAAGCCATGAGACGTCTGGCGGGCGAACAGTTCAATGCGAGAAACATCGCCTAATAATTGCACAAGTTTTTCACGAACGATATCTGGCTTTCTTGAATGCTCAAGCCGCGGTGCGGTAAATGACTGAACGATCCCTGCATTAATGCGCGTAGGTAGTTTTCCCTTTACCGCAAACAGGCAATCTTCACTATTGGCGCGAGTCATGTGTCCCATACCCATAACCAGTTTATCTGGTTGTCGACTACCACATTTTATCCACGTGAAGCCCTTCATCGTCATCAGACGGAATCCCCAGGCTTCAACAACTTTTAGTGCTTCGAGTGGTTGTGTTGGCACCCACCACATGGCCAACAGACAGTTTTCATCGGCCAAATCCCACACAGGAAGGCGGCAGATATCCAGCACACTCATAACCGGATATTTAAAACCGGCACCGCGATTACCATCTGCGGCTTTGTCCCGGTATACCCAGGGTGGATCTGCATAGATTAGTGTGTATTTCTTAGTCATAAACCACCCCACAACATCCTATGCCGCTATAGTCGCCACGGCGAAGGCCGTTACCTTTTGTGATACATTGGTCCCTGCGAACCGCGATCCTTGCACGTTCAACATCACCAGAAGCAACATCCATACACTGAAGCCAAAGGTGAGCGGCAATGCGGAATTGCCCTTTTTTCTCTCTTTCAATCGCGCGTTTTTCGATCTCTATCGCCGCAGGAGTAACGGCGACAATCTTTGACGGACTGCGCATTGAAACCTTATTCATGTGATATTTTTCAAGTCGGCTTAACTTTCTCACTTAATCCAACCCTCTCTGAAAATTAATGCCAGCAGATAAAGCCATGCTGAAACAGAGGCCAGGAATAAGTACCATCCTGACCATTTGCTCCAGTGCCTTAGCAGCGCACTCATGCAGCGTTGCTCACGGGACGATATACACGTTGCTGAACAGGAGGCTTTTTACCCTGGAACTCTGCCGGGCTTGCTGCCTGACGTTCATCAAGCCAACGCTCAACTTCATCACGGTTCCATGCGCAGCGTTTATCGGTGATATACCAGCGTTTAGGAAATTCCCCTGCGCGCTCCATACGGTCGATAGTGCTCCATGACAGTGGCACCACCGCCAGGAGTTCTTTCTTACCTAATGCACCTTTCATGAATACCTCTCTTGGTTGCAGTGCGGCGCACGTGGCGCCGCGGTGGTGGTTACATAGATGTTTCGTTTAATTCTTCCCGACGAACGCTGTAAACGTCGGTTGCTTTTGCCAGCAGTTCGTCATCATCTGAAAGTTTTTGTGCAATGTATTTGTAAGCCTTATCCAGTTCGGAGACAGTGCTGTAATTCATCGCTGCGCTGGTAAAGGCCATCAGCATTTCTTCTGGATCACGGCTGTCCGATTTACGCGTTTGCTCATCAGGCTTTTTCGCTGGTTTAGCGTTGATCAGACTGTTCATTCCCGCAGCAGTGGTCGTTTGCGGAGTAATGTCTCGCTCAACGCGCGGTGCCGTTTCCTGTAATTCGTCTGGGGTGTAGACGCCCATGATTACGTCAGGACAGTGCAGGCGAGACCAGCGTTTTGTCGCAAGGTATGCGAGTTGTTGTTTCGGATCACTGGCCCAAAGTGTGGAGTTTCTTACCTGTGCTTGAGACAGCATTAACTCAAGCACTCGAGGTTGATCCTCGCCCTTCATGGTTGCCCATACGCGAACACCGCAGCCTTCTTCGTCTTTTAGAGTCCAGCCTGGTGCGATATATGGATTGCCGTTTTTGGATGTTTTCTCAACAAACTTACCGATCACGCGTTCCCACGGCCCGAACCACTCGTAGTTGATGCGATCTTTTGTTGGCGACATCGTTGAGATAACTGCGTTTACTAATTGGGCTTCATAACCTAGCGTGCCGTTCACAACATGGGTTTTCTGAGCCACGGCAAACGGGTTCATTCCCCACTGCGCAGCCTGCATTGCCACGGCCATGCAATCAGCTGGTTTCCCGGCGAGGTGCGCCGGTACCGTTACGCGGCTTTGCGCCATTACCTCGGCGAATTTCATCAGTTGGTTCAAGCCGTCTGGGCTGAAAATAGTTGCAGCAGTTCCAGCGATTGCTGTGTCTACTGGTGCGTTGATGTTTGCGATGTCGTTGCTCATATGTACATATCCTGTTTGCGTGCCCACTCAGGGCGTTTAATGATTTCCACACCGCCCCATTCATCATTGATGCGGCATTCGTGATAGGTATTCAGATCCCGGCGGAACAGAGCGTGCCCGGCATCGACATCCGGCGCATCCAGCCCGAACACGCGTACCGGATACCGACCACAATCAATGCTTTCGCTCACGGCAAGAAAGAAAAAACCATGCGGCTGACCAGTAACCCTCATTGCGCCTTCGCGGTACATTGCGTCCTGCACGTGGTAGCGGAATTCCTCGATGTGACGTGCAAAACGGTCCATATCTGCAACCTTTTTCACGTCGACGATCACGTTGTGCTCGTTCAGCCATTTGTCTGGACGAATTCGGCACAACTCACCCGTCTCTTCATCGTTCCAGTACATTGATGCTTCGCAGTAACCAGGTGCTTCCAGCATCCAGCGTGCCGCCGGGTGAGCCATTGCGCTATCACGCATCAGCTCCAGTTTCCGCCACTGCTCGGCATCAAGTACCGTAATCCCCATATCCGCTACATCACGAAGAAATGCTTCTTCGTCAGCTTTACCTTGTTTCGTCCGACGATCGAACTTCGGTGAAACAATGAAGCGTTTGTCGAATTCTCCAGGCTCCAGAAGCAGACAGTGCAATGCGGTTCCCATATCCAGTGCAGACTTTTTCTCTTCGTCTTCTGGTGCTGCCTGAACCCATTTAAGAAGCGCCGGATTCTTGGCAACCATGTCCAGTTGCGACTTACTCACGCCGTCACCGGCGTGGTAGTCTTCGTTGCTGATGTCGAAATAAATTCCCGGTTTCATGCCGCGTCCCTCTGCCCATCAAGCTGATCAGCCAGATCCCAGCGGGCGATAATTGCCATTGCCTCGCGCCGGTAGGCATCCATTAGTTCTTCGAACTCAGGGCTGTCTTTAGCGGCCTCCAGTACTTCCTGGCGAACGCCTTTAACTGTTACAACGTCGAAAGTTGATGCCAGTTGATGAAGCCGGATACTCTCAATCAGTTCAACTTGTCGGTCATATAGCTGTTCTGACAGACGGTAGTCCTTGTCGAATGCCAGCATGATTTTTTGAAGATTTTTCTGCTGATTAACGTTCATTATCAGCCCTCCCATATCTCGTTATCGTTGGCTACATCGCGAGCTTCTTTGCTGACGAAAGCCCACTTAATGCCTTCCTGTAAGGTGCGGAACTTCCAGCTCATGAATCCGCATGCAGTAACGCAGTACCAACCGTTGATGATTTTCCACTGCATAACTTGTTACCTCGGTCTGTTACCGTTGAGGTAATAATTATGCGTATATGGTTTGATGTCAATAGATATGAGTTAAAAAAATTACCCGTTAGGTAATCGAATAGGCAATAAAAAAGCCGCCATAAGGCGGCTTACTTACTGAAAAATATGGTTTTATTGTTTGTTTTTTTCGTTCTGGTTGATGACAAATTCAATGTAACTTTCGATCTTTGCTTTCTCGGTTTCGGGTAACAATGCGTAGCGCGAGCGATCATAGTTGATGGTCGCAGGGTCGTGCGGGTGAATCAGTAATTCATAGCCGTGACGCCCGAATGCGGATGCAACATTCTCCAGGGTGGAAATGGAAACGCTGACCTCATTGTTTAACAGGCGGCTGATTGTCACCTGGGCTACGCCGGATGCGCGGTGAAGTTTTCCCTGTGTTGAAAGGTCGCGGCTTTCGCTCATCCAGCGTTCCAGGTTGTGAGCCGCCAGCTGGCCAATGTCGCTTGGGCCGACAGGCTGAAAACCTTCCTGAGAAAGCGAGCGATCGATATCAAGCCAGTTACGGGGTTTATTGGCGGCAGCTTCAATTTTTCGTGCAACCTGGTCGCCGATAACCTTCTTGCCAAGAGCCCAGCGGTTTACCAGATTTGCCTGAGTTCCAAGTTTTTCAGCCATCCGCGTCTGAACACCATTGAATTCACGGTCGATCAAGTCGTTGAGATTTTGCCTGCGGACGTCCTGGATACTTTTCATTTTCTGGAAAATCGCCTCATATATGAATCAGTAGATGATTCAATTTAAAGCAATATTACCCAACAGGTAAATGCACCCCACAGGTAACTATCCTTGATTTTTGTTACCTTATGGGTGAATATTTATTATCTGAAATAAATATCAGGCAATAGCTATGAGCGATAACGGACATTTCGATTTCAAAAAGCACTGGCTTGCACTTACTCCGGATGAGCGTGAAGCCTTCGCACAGGAAGCCGGAACGACGAGTCACTATATCCAGACTCACTTAACAGGTAAGCGCAAAATGCCAGGTAAGGTATTGATGAATGGGCTTTTTAAAGCCTGTAAAACAAGACAATGGCTGCGCTCAAAAGCAGAACTGGCATACTTCTTCTACTCATGATATCCAGCCACAACCCTCTGTAGACCGCCATCCGGCGGTCTTTTCATATCTATTCGTACCTCAAAGGTAATAAAAAACCAAATCTGGTTGATCTTTTTTTTGTGTCAGCACAAAATGACCGTAATCCCAATACTAATAACAGGGCTTACCATGGAAATCATTACACGTATTGATGCCGCAAAGCGCGGACTTAAACGCTACTACACCGGAAAAACATGTAAGCACGGACATGACAGTGAACGCTGGGTTTACAACGGACACTGTGTTGAGTGCACCATGGAATCAAACCGTCGTATCAGGGCAGAGATTAAGCAGATCATGATTAATTCCTCCCCACAACATTCAAGCTGATAGCGGAGATTAATCATGAGCAGACATGCAACAGATTGGGCCTGGGAGACAGATCCAGGTAGCTCATCATTAAAGCTCATACTGCTCTCGATGGCTGACAGAGCCGATGAATATAACCTCTGCTACCCCAGCATAGAACGCCTCGTTAAAGACACTTGCCTGAATAAAAAAACCGTGCAGGCCGGGCTTATATCGCTCATGAAAATGGGGCTTATTTCAGATACCGGAGAGAGAAAGGGAGCGACAAAAAGAGTGCGGGTTTTCTCTCTTAATATAACCAAAAACGGGAACATTAAAGGCAACCGGGAGGGGGGCAATGAACCCGAAAACGGTAATGTTACCGAAAACGGGAATATACCCAAAAACGGGATGTTGAATGATCCCAAAAACGGGATGTTGAATGATCCCAAAAACGGGATCCAGAACCAGTCATATAACCAGTCATTTAACCAAGAGAGGGAGAGCAGGACAAAAACCGGGGATTCTGTTCCTCATGACCCCGGCGCAAACAACGCCGTGATGAATAACTTTGTTCCTCCTGGTGGGCCAGGGCAATTAGGTAAATTTGTCATGCATGAACAATGGCAGCCATCAGATGACTTTCTTCGGAAAAGCTCATTGCAGGGAATCTACCTGGACAGTCTGCCAACGGCACAGGAACTTGCAGAGTTCAGAATTTACTGGATGGCTGAGGGTAAGGCATACCATCAGGCACAGTGGGAGCAGAAGCTGGCAAGGCGCATCCAGTTCTGTAGACAGAAATCAGGTGAAGTCAGAAAGAGCCTTGACTGGCATAACACTGACTGGATAGATGAGGTGTGGGATGAAATCAACTCCAGAACTTCTTAATGAGTACGATCGCTTTCGTGGTGGGCATGACCACTCGACGGCGGTTGCTTCTGCTGACGATGAAAGGGCAAAGAAGGAGCAGGTTGCAAGAATTTTCAACGAAATGTTTGTCCAGTTACAGGCTGCATTTCCAGGCAGCATCGCTGCTATCAGCGAGCAAGGAAAGCTAAACGAATTTCGAAAACAATGGATGCTTGCGTTTCTGGAGAATGGGATCACAACAATGGAACAGGTTAACGCTGGTATGCGCCACGCCCGCGCCAGTGAATCTCCGTTCTGGCCGTCGCCTGGGCAATTCATCAAGTGGTGCAAAGACAGCAAGATGGTTCTTGGCGTCACCATTGACGATGTGATGGCGGAGTTTCACCGGTACAGCAAGGAAAAAAGTTTATATCCTGGTGGTCCCGAAAGATTCCCGTGGCGACATCCGGTTATGTACTGGGTCGTATGTGATACCCGCCGTGCAATGTATCAGCGCCAGCTTAGCGAGATTGAGGTTGAGAAACACGCGCGCAGGCTGCTCGATGATTGGGCGAAAAAGGTGGCTTCCGGACAGCAGATACCCGATCCGGTGATCAGCATACAGGCAAAGCCAGAACCCATGAGTACACCTCCGGACACAGGGAGAGACGTTTACCATCCACCAGGGCGAAGTTTCGGGTGCATGCCTAACGCCGCCACCCTTGGGGGAATAACACCGGCGCAGTGGCTGATGGAGGAATACAGGCGGGGAAAGGCGGCAGGATTTATCAAGTAATACCAGCGCGATAGCGCATTTTTTTACGTCTCGATGATTACCTGATGGGTAATAAAATATTCTAAAATCTATTGATTTAGTGTCTTGTGTGGTTTTTAATTACCTCAGGGGTAAATCATGAGAAAACAGATACAGGCTCTTGGTCGACTCAAAACAGGCCAGATGAACAAAACAGAATCTGCGTATTGCCAGCACCTTGAGCAGCGTAAACGTGCAGGGGAAATCGCCTGGTATCGGTTCGAGGGTATCAAGCTGCGGTTAGCTGATAACACGTTTTATACGCCCGATTTCGCTGTGATGCTCGCCACCGGAGAGATGGAACTGCACGAAGTGAAAGGTTTCTGGACCGACGACGCCAGAGTGAAAACCAAAGTCGCCGCAGATCAGTATCCGTTCCGAATAATCGGGGTAACGGTTAAACCAAAGAAAGCAGGTGGCGGCTGGAACATCGAAGAGTTCTGAATCGACGATCTTTTTAGTTATCAATGTAATCAATAAGTTATGTGGATAAGCGAGGGTAAAGATGGAAAGTAATATCAAAGGGTTAGTTGCCGCCGGGCATGAGATGGCTTCGGAACTGAAAGCAGAATGTGGTGCCGTTGATATGCGCAGTGTGGCAAAGCTGATCAGCGATTTGGCAACGCAACTGGAAGTGCAACTGGTGCGTGCTAATGCGCTGGCGGCGGAGAATGCGCTGGCTCGTAAAGCAGTTCAGGCATTTTGCGATGTTGTTGGCGACAGCACCGAGGTTATCTGCGAGGAGATTGGGCGAGATGGCGTTCTGGTTATTTTGGAGGCAATGAAGGCAACAGGAAATATGCCAGCCACCGATGCTTTCCTGTCTGAAGTGCGGGCGCAGGGGGTAGAGATGATGCGCGAACATCCATCAATCAAACTTTGTTCTTTGACGCACATATGTGATGAGTTAGCCGCCCAGCTTCGCAAAGGAGGCAGCCAGTGAGCGAAATTAATTACCAGGCACTGCGTGAGGCGGCAGAGAAAGCAACGTGTGGCGAGTGGTCGCTCGAATATGGAGATGGCCGATTTGATGGTGATGATGCACTAATTCATCGTGAAGTTGCTGGATATATTCCCATTTGCAGAATTGAAGGAGCGCATCCAGAAAGCCGTTTCTATGAAGATTTCCAAATGGAGCAGCAGGCCAATGCTGAATTCATCGCCGCAGCCAATCCAGCTACCGTGCTGGCACTGCTGGATGAACGGGAAAGAAACCTGCAATACATCAAAAGCCGCGATCAGGAGAACGAGGATATTGCGCTTACGGTTGGGAAGCTGAGAGTTGAGCTTGAGGAGACAAAATCAAAACTCAACGAGCAGCGTGAGTATTACGAAGGTGTTATCTCGGATGGGAGTAAGCGCATTGCTGAACTAGAGGAGCGGGAAATAAAACCAGCCAAAGGTGAAGTTCTGGTCGTTGTATCTGGTTTTACTGGTTGCGGAAAAAGCGCCATTGCCGGGGAAATAGAAATCGCGATGAAGGCTATTGGTGTACCGGTTAAGTGGACTAATGGCGATGCAGAAAAGCGCATGACTGGCGCTGACTGGCTGACTGCGATTGAGATGTACAAACCAACTGTGCGCATCGTGGAAGTTAATGTGCCACGCGCCCCTGGCATTCGCATCAAAGGAGAGTGAGATGAACGGACAAATCTCAATTGTTCGGCCGGGAGCATGTGACGATCGCGAGATACGAATGATTATTCGTCTGGCGATGGGGAAAACAATAACGGCTCTCATTACTCCAGAAAATCTCGCATTAGCATTAACCGGAAAGTCAGACCTGCCAGTAGAGCTAAAGCTGCGAAATGTTGAGATTAAGGTGAAATAGCTATGACCACTATTACCAAAGAACGTATCGAATTATTCATTAAAAATCCGCTTGATAACGGGCTTACCCGTGGCGAACAAATGGAAGTGGCACGAATTGCACTGGCATCGCTTGAGACAAAACCAATAGGTGCATTCCACATTGCTGAACAGCAAGTTGACGGCACAAGTGACTACATCAAGGATGGAGAGTGGCCTATTGATAATGGGATTATTGAAGTCTACGCCGCTCCGCCAGTACCGGTAGTACCTGCTGCATTACCTGAGAACGACGATGAGGACGGGCATGACATTGATTATCTTGAGCCATCTGAAGTTTACGCGCTTGGGCGAACAGCTGGATGGAACGCCTGCCGCGCCGCCATGCTTCAGTCCGGAAACTTTCGGGAAAACAAGAATTCGTCAACCAATAATTTTCGGGAAATCGCGGAAACGTCAACCAACTATCCGGTAATTCCTAGTGAGGTGTTGTCCGCAATCCTGAAGGTTGCCAAGATTCGTGCCGATTTCGATGATTTTGACGGTGACAGGCGAGGTATCGGTGATTGTCTGGATGAGGCTGAGCAAGAGCTTATCGTTACCATTAACAAATATGCCAGTCAGTTGGCAGCAGAACCGATAGCGACTAATGACGTTCGAGAGCAAACAGCCGTTCCGCCAGTTCCTGTAATACAGGCTGATGTCGCGCAGGCAATTGAAAAACTCAAACGGAAATTAGTGGAATGCAATCGCTATAACTACTGCGCAGATGCAGTTAAGGGCGTTGAGTATGCCTGCCACGCTGCCATGCTTCAGGGTAGCCAACCTGTAAGCCAAACTTACAAGTTTCCAGTTAATACACCTTGCCAGGATGCGCCAGCCCATATCTGGCTGCAAACAGCTGGAGTATGGCCAGAAGATGGCGAGTTAAGCGAATTAACGTGGTGCAGCCACAATCAGCACCATGATGACACGCTATATGTTCGAGCTGACTTGGTAAATGGCAATTCTCCGGGAACTCCGGATGGTTGGATAAGCTGTAGTGAGCGAATGCCGAACGACGCGCAGTGGTGCGTAGTGAACACAGAATACGGGTATTACGTGCAATGCTGGTCTGAAGGTCAAGGGTGGCTTGGTGATGATATCAGCATACCTGAATGCGATGTAATCAATTGGATGCCGCTACCAGAACCGCCGCAGGAGGCGAAATGATGGATGTAAAAGAGAAGGTTTTGCAGGTGATGCGTTCCCGGGCTGCCCTGCAAGATAAAGCTCTCGGCGGGGAATATCCATTCAGGATGGCAACCTGGAATCTGCGGTTGGCAATGGAGAAGGAATTTCCTGATGAAGAATGGCGTTCGGCGGATTTGCGCAAAATTCTTATGGAGCTGGCTAAAGACGGAACAGTATCCAAAGATACCCATGCCAGCCGGATTGGTCAGGCGGTATGGAGACTGGAGGTGAGGTAATGGCTAACCTGCAACTTGCCGTCAAAGGTGAAAAGATTTGAGGATTCGCATCATTAATAACACCGACAAGCATCCGGAAGATTATTTGGATTGCTCGTTAGCAGAGTGCGGTATTTCCGTATGGGATGAGTTCGATGTGATGCGTAAAACCGCTTACGGCTATGTCGTAATTCATAACGGAGAAGAATTATTTGTTCGTCGGTCAGAATGCGTGGAATTGATATAAGAGAATCTCCGCACATCGGCAACACACAGCTAAATATGTTCGCGATAAAGGTAAATATTGATGGCTAAATCAGCAGCAGAGCGCAAAGCCGCTCAGAGAGCCAGACAAGCTGCATCTGGTGTGCGTAAGCTGGAAATTGTGCTTGATGCTCAGGAAATTGAAATGCTGGAGCGTAGCTGTGCCACGCGTCGCCCCGGGCGTGCGCCTTACGAATTTGGTGAGTATATTGCGTTACTGATCCGCCAGGATGATGCACGCGTGCGCGGGCGTATAAAATCGATCAGCAGAAAACGTTGCGGTAAGTGTGGCGAGAGAGTTCCTGTGAATTCATGCCCGTGTAATGGTGACTCGCAATGCTGGGTGACCAAAGGCTGGCATGAAACGAAATTAATATTGTGACATGTCACGAGTGGGTTATGCATGATGAATTTGATGGGCTTTGAATACTGCCGCCAACTATGGCGGCTTTATTTTGCATGGTACTATTACCACAACGGTAACTATTACCACGGTGGTTATGATGCCTGCTGAACCTAAAACCTATAAACGCAAATCAACGCAATTTAAGCCACTAACAGCAATGCAGGAGGCTTATTGCCAGTCATACATCAAAACTCCTGAAAACCAGACTCAGGCAGCGATTAACGCAGGATTCTCCCCAAATACAGCGGCAGTTAAAGCCAGTGTCATGATGCGCGATGAACGCATTCAAAAACGCATTGCCGAGTTGATGGAGGAGCGCAACAAACGAATGCGTGTCAGTGCTGATTACGTTCTCATGCGCCTGGTGGAGATCGACCAGATGGACGTGATCGACATCCTCAACGACGATGGGAGCCTTAAACCAATCCGTGAGTGGCCGAAAATCTGGCGCACTACGCTTAGTGGCTTTGATCTGTCATCGACCATCATGAACATGAACGAGGATTCAATAGAGACAATCCTCAAAAAAATTAAATGGCCTGACAAGGTGAAGAACCTTGAGCTGATTGGTAAGCATGTTGATGTCAACGCATTCAAAGAACGTCTGGATGTTAATGTGAATGTGACAATTGCTGATCGCATAGCAGCAGCCAGGAAGCGACTCAAAGAACGTCAGGATGGTAATCAGTGACAGATACAGCGTTATCTCCTGAAGAGCAGTTAATCGAGGATATTGCAGGGTTCACTCACGATCCGCTTGGCTATGCCCTCTATGCGTTCCCGTGGGGGGAAGATGGGACTGAACTGGCACATGCCACCGGTCCACGTCAGTGGCAGGCTGATGCGTTCCGAGAGATACGTGATCACCTGCAGAATCCAGAGACGCGCTATCAGCCGCTTATGCTGGCACGCGCTTCGGGTCACGGTATTGGTAAATCCGCATTCATCTCAATGCTGATCAACTGGGGCATGTCCACTTGCGAGGATTGTAAGGTTGTGGTGACCGCCAACACCGACAACCAGCTACGAACGAAGACCTGGCCGGAAATTATCAAGTGGTCGAACCTTGCTATCACGAAAGACTGGTTTACCTGTACCGCTACCGCGATGTACAGCAATGATCCTGGACACGACAAGCGGTGGCGAGCTGACGCAATACCCTGGTCTGAGCACAACACTGAGGCATTCGCCGGACTACACAACGAGCGCAAACGCATCATCGTGGTATTCGATGAAGCGTCGAACATTGCGGATCTGGTGTGGGAAGTTGCCGAGGGTGCACTAACGGACGAAGACACTGAGATTATCTGGGTGGCGTTCGGAAACCCGACGCGTAATACCGGACGTTTCCGCGAATGTTTCCGCAAATATAAACACCGCTGGAAAACTGCGCAGATTGACAGCCGAACGGTGGAAGGCACTAACAAACAGCAGTTGCAGAAATGGGTTGATGACTACGGGGAAGACAGCGACTTCGTTAAAATCCGTGTGCGCGGCATATTCCCTGATGCATCTGAATTGCAGTTTATCCCTACCGGTCTTACTGACGAGGCAATGAAACGGGTGGTAACCGCTGCGCAGGTGGCACATGCTCCGGTGATAATCGGCGTTGACCCGGCATACTCCGGCGTTGATGACGCGGTGATATACCTGCGGCAGGGGCTACACAGTAAGGTGCTGTGGACTGGCAACAAGACTACCGACGATCTGATTATGGCGAAGCGTATCGCTGACTTTGAAGACCAGTATCAGGCTGACGCGGTGTTCATCGACTTCGGTTACGGAACCGGTTTGAAGTCAATCGGTGATGGCTGGGGTCGTACATGGCAACTTGTTCCGTTCGGTGGCGCGTCTACTGACCCGCAGATGCTCAACAAGCGTGGGGAGATGTTCAACTCATGCAAGACATGGCTGAGGCTGGGCGGCATGCTGGATGACCAGGAAACAGCGGACGACCTGTCTGCGGCAGAGTACAAAGTTCGAGTGGACGGTAAAATCGTTATCGAACCGAAGGAAGATATCAAGGAGCGGCTTGGGCGTTCTCCTGGTAAAGGCGATGCGCTACTGCTGACGTTTGCGTTCCCTGTGTCGAAGCGTCTGCGAATTCCCGGGCAGCAGAACCAGCAAGGCAAGGCCATCACAGATTACGATCCATATGCTTAATCCGCTGGTGGGGATAATGTCGTTGATATCCTCTGATGAGGATAAAACAAAGCCAGCTCATCGGCTGGCTGTTTGTGACATGTCACGGTGTTACTTAATGGCATTAAATCCAGCGTTGATGGCTTCCGCAATATTGATGGCACTTGTTTTATCGAAGTGCCCATTCTGAATAAGCGCCGCATGCAGGCATTGTAACTTCATGTTGTATAAGTGTTCGCTCATGTAATCATTATCACTTTTTGCTTTAGCGTAAACAGCGCGAGAAATATCAAAAACATCGCCTTTTTCCATTTCAGAACGTTGTGCTGTTATCCAGTCATGGAACGTAACGCTAGTACCATGGTCTTCGCTAAGAGTTAACCCGGCCAGTCCCTCACTCTGAATTACTTCGTAATGCATTTCATTACCAGCAAAAACGCCATAAAAAATGCAGTCTTCAGCCTGAACGATACGAGAATATTTTAATGGCCATTCATTTAGATACTTAGCCAACATATCAATTGTCTTCATGATCTCACCTTAAAAAATGCCCGGCGAACCGGGCGAACTGGAAGCAATGAGTTATGCCTTCCGTGGCTGTACGGGTTTACAGCATGAAGTCATCGCAATGGCGTCCTGCTGTAAAAAGGGCGGTGATAGTCCTTCAAGGGAAACTATCACCGCCAAGCACCTGGAACTTCTGGCATCACGGTCCTTAGGCGTGATTCTGGCGTGGCATGCAGGATTCGAACCTGCGACCAACCGCTTAGAAGGCGGTTGCTCTGTCCGACTGAGCTAATGCCACAACGCTGAGAGCACTTAGCCTGTTAAGGCGCCACACTTTGTCGCGGCTCCATAAATGCTCTCATCGTTGTACCCTCGTCTCTTCCGAGGTGTCACACCGAATCGCCGGGATGGTGAATCCCCGTGCGCGGAATAAAACCGCTCGACTTGCACATTCCGGCTACCTGGTTCGTTTGCCCGAGCAAGGGAGGGTGCCCCTTAAACGTATCCAGACAGCTATCGGCGCATGTGCCATACACCGTACTGCTCAAAATAAAAGCTCACCCCACCTGTTCAATTTAACGACAAGCCAGTCAGGTTAATAACCGGAATGAACTCTTTGCTTACCTGAAGGGTAATAATTCGTGCGTTAAATGTCAACTGTCTACGATAAATAAATCATATGTGGTTAAATTGGTAATAATTTAATTGCGTACGGAGTCATTGATATGTGCATGGGTAGCTCACCATCAGTGCCTGCAACACCAGAAGTTCAGGCAGCACCACAGGAGCAGGATGCCGCCGTTGTTGATGCCCGCGACGAAGAAACACGTCGCCGTCGCGCTGCTGCTGGTCGTAGTTCTACGCTGCTTACCGGTTCTCAGGGCGACACATCAACCGCTAATACCAGCGGTAAAACGCTGCTTGGTCAGTAACCGGAGTCATTGAAATGGCGGAAACAACTAAAGAGCGATTGAACAAACAGTTCGCACAACTTGAAAGCGAGCGTCAGTCGTTCGAGCCGCACTGGCGCGAGTTGAGTGATTACATCAACCCGCGTGGTTCCCGCTTTCTGACTTCTGAGGTTAACCGTAACGATCGACGCAATACACGCATTATTGATTCGACCGGGACTATGGCGGCGCGCACTCTCGCCAGCGGCATGATGTCAGGCATCACAAGCCCCGCGCGTCCGTGGTTTCGCCTGGCTACGCCAGATCCTGAAATGATGGATTATGGCCCTGTTAAGTTGTGGCTTGAGGCGGTGCAGAACCGCATGAACGATATGTTCAATAAGTCGAATCTCTATCAGTCGCTGCCGCAGTTATACGGAAGCCTCGGCACATACAGCACTGGTGCAATGGCAGTGCTGGAGGATGACGAGGACATCATTCGCACAATGCCATTCCCGATAGGCAGTTACTACCTGGCTAACTCACCTCGTGGCAGTGTGGACACCTGTTTTCGCAAGTTCTCTATGACTGTTCGTCAGCTTGTTCAGGAGTTCGGGCTAAATAACGTCAGCGAATCCGTAAAAAGCATGTGGGAAAGCGGCACCTACGAGAAGTGGATTGAAGTGATGCATTCGGTTTACCCGAACATTGACCGCGATACATCGAAGCTGGATAGCAAGAACAAGCCATTCAAATCGGTTTATTACGAGGTTGGTGGCGATAACGACAAGTTGTTGCGTGAGTCCGGATTCGATGAGTTTCCAATTATGGCCCCGCGCTGGGAAGTTAACGGCGAAGATGTTTATGGATCATCATGCCCGGGTATGCTGGCGCTTGGACCTGTTAAGGCATTGCAGCTTCTCCAGAAGCGCAAGTCGCAGTTGATTGATAAAGCCACCAATCCGCCGATGGTTGCTCCGAATTCCCTCAAGAATCAGCGTGCCTCCCTTCTTCCTGGCGACATCACGTATATCGATCAGATTACTGGTCAGGATGGTTTCAGGCCTGCTTATCTGGTTAACCCCAGTACAGCAGATTTGGTGGCAGACATTCAGGACACTCGTCAAATCATTAACAGCGCCTACTTTGTCGATCTGTTCATGATGTTGCAGAACATCAATACCCGCTCGATGCCTGTGGAAGCGGTGATCGAAATGAAAGAAGAAAAACTTCTGATGTTGGGGCCGGTTCTGGAGCGCCTGAACGACGAATGTCTTAATCCTCTCATTGATCGCTCTTTCTCGATGATGGTGCGTAAAAACATGCTGCCGCCACCGCCTGACGCGATGGAAGGCATGCCCCTGAAGGTCGAATACATTTCCGTCATGGCTCAGGCGCAGAAGTCTATCGGCCTGTCCAGTCTGGCGTCCACGGTTAACTTCATTGGTCAACTTGCGCAAGCGAAACCAGAAGCTCTCGACAAACTCAACGTTGATCAGGCGATCGATGCATTCGCTGATATGTCCGGAGTGTCTCCAACCGTCATTGTTCCGCAGGAACAGGTTGAGCAGGCTCGCCAGCAACGGGCACAGCAACAACAGCAGCAACAAATGATGGCGATGGGGATGGCGGCGGCACAGGGTGCCAAGACGCTAAGCGAAGCTAAAACTTCGGATCCGAGTGTTTTGTCAGCTATGGCGAATGCAGTTAGTGGTCAGGGTGGGCAATCACAATGACAGATTACGAAGACGATCAACTGAAAGAAGAAAACGCCCGTAAGCAACGTGACATGGCACAGCGTGAAATTGATGACATTCGCTTTGTCATGAGCAGTGAACAGGGGCGTCGCGTTGTCTGGTCGGTGCTGGAGAAAGGCCGTGTGTTTTCCGCTATCTCACCGATGGACGCTATGGCAATGGCATTTAATGAGGGGCAACGCAATCTGGCGCTGGAACTGTTTCAGCGCGTTATGGCGCATTGCCCTGAACAGTATTTGAAGATGGCCAAAGAGGCCAGTGAACAGGAGTGATCATGAATTTATTTGAGCGTTTGCTGTATCGCCGTCTTTGCAATGAGCAACCAGTCGATGGTGGAGCAGCTCCGGCTGCGTCAGAACCGTCAGCGCCTGCAGGTGATAACCCTGCTCCAGTTGGTGATCCATCACAACAGGAAGGTGATAAGCCACAACCTGTTGCTGATGGCGATAAACCTGCTGATGACAAAAAGCCTGAAAACGATAAGCAGGATGAAAAAAAGGACGGCGATAAACCAGAGGGTGCGCCTGAAAAGTACGAGTTTCAGGCTGCCGAAGGCGTAGAGCTGGATACAGAAGCGTTGAAGGAATTCGAGCCGGTGGCGCGAGAACTAAACCTGACCAACGAGCAAGCGCAAAAGCTGGTTGATGCTTATCCGAAGATTCTGGCAGGTGTTCAGCAGCGCCAGGCAGAAGCCTGGCAGAAAACAACCGAGCAGTGGGCTGCGGATGTAAAAGCTGACAAAGAAATCGGTGGCGACAAGTTGATTTCTAACCTTAGCGCCGCACAGCGTGCGCTTGACCAGTTCGGGACACCTGAACTCAAAGAATATCTGAACACCACCGGGCTGGGTAATCACCCTGATCTGGTCAAAACGTTCGTGAAAATCGGAAAGGCGATGTCTGAAGATGGCATGGTCACCGGTGGTAATGAAGGCCAGCGTAGTGCGGCCGAAGTGCTCTATGGCAAATAAGAGAGGAAATGACAATGGCTGTTAAAGGCTTAACTGCGCTAACGCTGGCTGACTGGGGTAAGCGCGTCGATCCAAACGGGAAAGTCGATAAGATTATCGAGCTTCTCGGTCAAACTAACCCGATCCTTCAGGATATGCCCTTTGTCGAAGGGAACCTTCCTACCGGACACCGAACCACCATTCGTTCTGGTTTACCTTCAGCTACCTGGCGTTTGCTGAACTATGGCGTACAGCCAAGCAAATCAACCACAGTGCAGGTAACCGATTCCGTTGGCATGCTGGAAACCTATGCTGAAGTCGATAAGTCACTGGCTGATCTGAACGGCAATACCGCTGAATTCCGCCTGTCTGAAGACCGCGCATTTATTGAAGCGATGAATCAGCAGATGGCGCAGACGCTGTTTTATGGTGATTCCAGCGTTAACCCTCAGCAGTTTATGGGACTGTCCTCCCGCTATTCCAGCCTGTCTGCGGGTAATGCTCAGAACATCATTGATGCTGGTGGCACGGGTACAGATAACACCTCAATCTGGTTAGTGGTGTGGGGCGAAAACACCGTGCATGGCATCTTCCCGAAAGGGCAGAAGGCTGGCATCCAGATGGAAGATAAAGGCCAGGTGACACTGGAAGATGCTAATGGCGGCAAGTACGAAGGCTATCGCACCCATTACAAATGGGATAACGGACTTGCTCTGCGTGACTGGCGTTATGTTGTTCGCATTGCAAACATCGATGTCAGCAATCTTTCAGAACCATCCTCTGCCGCAAATATTGCCAAGTTGATGGTTAAGGCACTGCATCGCATTCCAAACCGTGGCATGGGCCGCCCGGTGTTCTACATGAACCGCACTGTAGGCCAGGCTCTTGATCTGCAATCTCTGGAGAAAACATCTCTGGCTATCAGCGTAAAAGAGACAGAAGGCGAGTGGTGGACTTCATTCCGTGGTGTACCAATCCGTGAAACTGATGCGCTTCTGGAAACAGAAGCCCGCGTGGTGTAACGCCTGTTATTAACCTGTGGGTCGTAACAGACCCACTAATGGAGAAAGAAGATGATCACCGACAAACTGTTGATGTTCTCCGAAGCTCAGGCGGTTACGAATACCGCGGCTTCTACTGACGTAATCGATCTCGGTCCAATTGACGGAAAACGTCGTGATATCGGCGTGGGTTACCCGCTTGAGTTTTGGGCGCTGGTTAACACAGCCGCCGCGGCAAGCGGTGATGCAACTGTAAACATCCAGTTGCAGACGAGTGAGAATAACAGCTCATGGACCACTATTTATGATAGTGGCGCACTGGCAAAGACCGCCCTGACAGCAGGTAAACGAGTTGTTTCTGCAAAGGTGCCTGCCGGTGTTCAGCGATATCTGCGTGTTAACTACTCCGTCGCAACTGGCCCACTAACGGCTGGCAAATTCACTGCGGGTATCAGTCTGGATGTTGATGCCAATACGCCGTACCCGATCCGCTCAAAAGTAACTGGTTAAGGTGATATCGATGTCAGGTGAGAAACCAAGATACCGCGTTCTGCGCCTCTCTCATATCCATAACACTCTGTGGCCGGAGGGGGCAGAAATCGAATACGAAGGTGAGCCTGGTAGCGCACTGGAACCTGTTAACGATGCAGCCAGACAGGCAAAAGCAAAAGTTGCAGGAAAGGTGTCAATGGCAGCAACCAGCACCAAAATCATCAACGATGTGTCAGATGATGGTGAACTGGATAAGCTCCGTGAAGAGTACGAATTGCTCTTTAACGAGAAGCCACACCATAACGCCAAAGCCGAAACGCTACGCGAGAAGATCGCAGATAAGCGTAAAGAACTGGGCGTGTAAGCCTCGCGAATCAGACAAGGGGCTTCGGCCCCTTTATTGCAGGAGTATAGAAACTTATGGCCTCTGTAGTAGAGATCTGCAATCGTGCGCTGTCCAATATTGGCAACAGCCGCAGCATTAACAGCCTGACGGAAGCCAGCAAGGAAGCGGGGGAATGTTCGCTGCACTTTGAGGCCTGCCGTGATGCTGTGCTTTCTGATTTTGACTGGAACTTTGCTACCAAACGCGTGGCGCTTGCAGATACGAGCAATCCACCGCCTGACTGGGAATATGCGTACCAGTACCCGTCAGATTGTCTGCGCATTACTGAAATTATGCTTCCTGGTGTACGCAATCCAACAGCAGCAATGCGCGTTCAGTACGAAGTTGGTGCAGACACCAACGGAACAGGAAAGTTGATCTACACAGACCAGCCGCAGGCATGGCTCAAGTATGTCTCTCGCGTTTCAGATGTGAACATGTTTGATGCCATTTTTATGGAGGCGTTGGCCTGGCGTCTTGCGGCAGCTATTAACATGGCGCTGACTGGGAATGCAGACCTCGGTACGTTTGCCCTCAATATGTACAATCGCGTGATTCTTAGTGCTGGCTCGCATAGCCAGAATGAATCACAGGAACCACAGCCACCGGTTGATGAGTTTACCATTGCGAGGTTGTCCTGATGGCTATCAGTTGGATCCAGCCCAGCTTTGCCGGTGGTGAGATTGGACCGTCGTTGTACGGGCGTATTGACATGGCGAAGTACCAGGTGGCATTGCGCAAGTGCGATAACTTTATCGTGCGGCAGTATGGCGGTGTTGAGAATCGACCTGGTACGCGTTTTGTCGGTGCCGCCAAATACCCAAATCGGAAATGCCGCCTGATCCCGTTCCAGTTCTCGACTGTTCAGACCTATGCTCTGGAGTTCGGACACCAGTACATGCGCGTTATCAAAGATGGTGCGTTGGTGCTGAACAGCAGCAATGTTATTTATGAAATTGCCACGCCATATACTGAAGCCGATCTGTTCCGAATTAAATTCACGCAAAGCGCCGACGTGCTTACGCTGGTTCATCCGGCATACCCGCCGAAAGAGTTGCGTCGCTATGCGCATGACAACTGGCAACTGGTTGATGTGGTAACGAAGAACGGGCCATTTGAAGATATCAATATTGACGAGTCAGTGACGGTTTATGCCAGCGCCAGCACCGGGACAATTACGTTAACGGCAAGCGCCTCTATTTTTGGCGCGGAGCAGGTAGGCAAATTGTTCTATCTGGAACAGCCTGCAGTGGATTCTGTGCCAGTATGGGAAACCAGTAAGAGTACGTCAATTGGCGATATTCGCCGTGCAGACAGTAACTACTATCGCGCCGTTACAGTAGGCAAAACAGGCACTTTGCGCCCTTCGCATACAGAAGGCACATCATGGGATGGCTGGGGCGGATCCGGTGATGATGATACCGGCATTGAGTGGGAGTATCTGCACAGTGGTTTTGGCATTGCCCGTATCTCTGCTGCAAATGGAACTACTGCAACTGCCGAGGTGATTTCCTATATCCCTTCGCAGGTAGTTGGCGAGGATAATGCCAGCTATAAATGGGCTAAATATGCCTGGAACAGTGTTAATGGTTATCCTGGCACTGTTGTTTATTATCAACAACGTCTTTACTTCGCCGCATCGACTGCGTTTCCTCAGACTATCTGGGCCAGCCGTACCGGGGATTATAAGGATTTTGGCAAAAGCAATCCTACGCAGGATGACGACAGAATTATCTACACCTATGCCGGGCGTCAGGTTAATGAGATCCGTCACCTGATTGATGTTGGTTCGCTGGTGGCGCTGACTTCCGGAGGTGAGTACGTCATCACTGGCGACCAGAACAAAGTGCTTACCCCATCATCATTTGCATTCAGCTCTCAGGGATCAAATGGCTCGAGCAATGTCCCACCAATTGCCGTGGCGAATATTGCTCTGTTCGTCCAGGAGAAAGGCAGTGTTGTCCGTGATCTGGCCTACTCATTCGATGTTGACGGCTATCAGGGGAACGACCTTACTATCCTTGCCAATCATCTTTTTCAGAAGCACAGCATTGTTGACTGGTGCTTCTCAATAGTCCCTTACTCCAGCGCCTTCTGCATCCGTGATGACGGTAAATTACTGGTGATGACCTATTTGCGTGATCAGCAGGTTTTTGCATGGGCACCACAATCCAGTACTGGAAAATATGAAAGCACATGCAGTATCAGCGAAGGCAATGAAGATGCGGTGTATTTCGTCGTTAACCGAACCGTTAACGGGCAAACAGTGAGATACATCGAGCGACTGTCCAGCCGTTTATTTACCAGCGATGAAGATGCTTTCTTTGTTGATTCTGGCCTTAGCTATGATGGAAGAAATACGTCTGACAGAACGATGATCATCACTGGTGGTTCTGGCGAATGGGATTACCGCGCGGAATATACAATCAGTGTTTCTGGTGGTGCGTACTTCACCAGTAGTGATGTCGGCGCGCAACTACAGTTCCCTTATACCGGAACTGATCCTGATACTGGCGATGAGGTGTCAAAAGAATTACGTTGCGACATTATTTCTGTAACCAGCAATACCGCTGTAGTGGTTCGTGCTAACAGGAACGTCCCGCCATCCCTCAGGAATGTGGCCACCACGAACTGGCAGATGGCGCGCCGGACATTTGGAGGCCTGTCTCATCTTGAAGGCCAGACCGTAAACATTCTCTCTGATGCGAACGTGGAACCACAGAAAGTGGTTTCCGGAGGTGCCGTCACGCTGGAATCACCGGGGGCTGTAGTGCACATCGGCCTGCCAATAACTGCTGAATTCGAAACACTGGATATCAACATTAACGGACAGGAAACGCTGCTGGACAAAAAACAGGTGATCCCGTCCGTTACTCTGGTTGTGAATGCCAGTCGCGGCATCTGGGCGACTACGCCCGGCGGTAAATGGTACGAATATCCACAGCGTGAATTCGAGTTCTACGATGATCCTGTTGATGATGCTACCGGAAAAGTAGAAGTGAAACTGGACAGTAACTGGGGCAAAAACGGACGTGTAAAAATCCGTCAGCTTGATCCGTTGCCGCTGTCTGTTCTTGCCGTTATTCCTCGCCTTACTGTTGGTGGGTTCTGATGATCGATGTTCAAATTATTCCCGCAACCGAAGAGCATCTTCAGATGATTTTGCCGGATGTTCGTCAGGCTGATATTGACGAACTGTATGCGGTATCACTGATGACTACCGAAGATGCGCTGCGTGTTGGTCTGCGTACTTCGACTATGGCCTGGTCAGGATTTGCGAACGGAGAACTGGTAACCATGTTTGGCGTATCTCCGGCGTCAATGATCGGTGGCAATGGTACGCCCTGGCTGGTAGGAACCAGCCGTATTGAAAAATATCAGAAGACATTTCTTCGCCACTGCCGCCCTGTATTGCAGCAGATGCTGGCAGTTTATCCGCGCCTGGAAAACTACGTCGACGAGCGAAACCATGTTGCCAAAGCATGGCTGCACTGGCTTGGATTCAGGCTTGAAGAAGCCGCGCCTTATGGTGCTCTTGGTCTTAATTTCCACAGATTTCACATGGAGAGAAAATAATGTGCGATCCGGTTATTGCTGGTGGCGCAATGCTCGCCATGAGTGGCATTCAGGCATACACCCAGTACCAACAGGGAAAGTATGCCTCGAAGGTTGCAGAAGCGAACGCAGATATAGCCACTGCTCAGGCAAATGATGCAATAAACAGAGGTAACGCTGAAGCTGAGCAACGGCGCAGAGAGACCCGACAGCGGCTTGGTACACAGGCGGCGACAATGGGGGCGACCGGCGCCGATTTATCTACAGGTAACGCGCTGGATATATTTGGTGACACTGCTCAGTTCGGCGCTCTTGATTCGCTGACGACGGTGAATAACGCGCAACGCGAGGCTTACGGTTATCAGGTTCAGGCTGCCAACTATAAAGCAGAAGCCAGTTCAGCCCGTAAACAGGGGAATGTGGGAGCAGCAACAACATTGCTCACTGCGCCTCTGAAGGCATACGGTGCGTACCAGATGTTTGGTGGGACGTGGAGTCCGTTCTCTAAAGGAAGTACATCTAGTGGTGGGACGCCAATGTTATCTAACTCAGGTTTTATGAATTCTGACTCCCGATTCAAAATAGGAGGTTACTGATGCCTGTTGTTCCTACTACATCCGGACGCCAGGTGCAAAGTCGTGGTGTGCAAACCGGTGGTTTTCAAACCTTCGATGTTCCTCAAGCAGGTCAGGTGCTGGCGAATGTCGCAGATCAGTATGCGGTGGCATATGGTGAAGCCAGGCAGAAAGCGAATGTTGCTATGGCCCAGGAGGCGTTACTGCAATTTAACCAATTTGCAGATGACCAGATTAACAACCCAGAAAATGGGCTGATTTCTAAACAGGGTAAAAACGCTCTTGGTCAGAGTGACGCTGTTATGAAAAATATGCAGGAAAGGGCTCAGGCATTATTAGGCTCAATTCCTGAAAGTGAGGAAAGGAATAAATTATCCTTTCAACTCCAGCAGTCTATGCAGTCTTATTACAATCAGGCACGTCGATATGAAGTTGGGCAGTTTCAGCAATTCCAAGATCAAACGTATTTGTCAGGAAATGCATTGGCTGTCACTCAGTCTGCGGGGCTATATAGCGATAACCAAGCATTTGTCGATTTAGCCAAGCAGCGATTTGAATCTATTGATCAATACGCTGATGCGCATGGGCTTCCTGATGAGTGGCGTGTTCAGCAGAAAACTCAGCTCAAGGAACAAATGGGGCAGCAAGCATGGATAGGAAATATCGCTCAAAAATACAACGAGTTTCTTCAGGTTAATGGAGAGCCAGGGGATCTTGACGGTGTGAGCCGTGCAATGTCACATGGTAATTCATTGGATGCTCGTGGTTTACGTAATAATAATCCTGGTAATATTGAAGCGAGCAAATCTAACCCGTGGGAAGGTCAGATCGGTAGCGATGGACGTTTTGCAACGTTTGCTACCCCTGAGCATGGAATCCGCGCGTTGGGTAAAAATATGTTGTCTTACCAGCGTCAAGGCTATGACACCGTTAGCGAGATTGTTAATCGTTATGCTCCGGCTAGTGATGGTAATAATACTGATGCTTATATTAGGGCATTGTGTGGTGAGCTTGGTGTTGGGGAGAATGATCAGCTTGATATCTCTAACCCAAAGACACTAGCTGCTTTATGTGCTGGGATTATTAAACACGAAAATGGCAGTATGCCTTATAGCACCGAACAGCTTGAAACTGGTATCTCGGCAGCCCTTGGTCTAACTAACCTTGATTCACCTAAGCGTTATACGGGCAATGCGGCATTTGATGCTATGAGCCCTCAAATGCAAATACAGGCATTGAGGCAGGCTAATGAGCTGAGAAATCAGTACCGCCAGCAGTATGCGGACCAGCTTAGCACCGTAGTTAAAGATGCATATTCAGCCCTTGATGAAGGATTGAAACCTGAGCAGTTACCTTCTGAGGACGATTTTATCCGGGCCAATGGTCCGCGCATTGGCGCTATGAAGTGGAAGGATATGCAGGCGCAGATACAATATGGAGGTGTCATTGGTGCCGCTAAAGACCTCACTCCAGAAGGACGACAAGACATTCTTGAACGTTTACGTCCACAGGATCCAAACGCTCCTGGATTTGCAGCTAACCAGCAACGCTGGGAGAAAATGCAGGCCAAATTTAAAGAGATGGATAGGGAGTGGGAGATTCAGCAGGGAAGAAACAGGTTCGTGTCTTCAATGCAAAATAACTTCCCGCTGGACCCGAACGACAAAAACAATCAGGCAGCGGTAGACCGTTATTTCGCGCAGGATATCGCGCCTTCGTTTTCCATATCTGATCCGCAGAGCATCAATACACTGGTCACCGTCACAACTAAAAGCGGCATGATACCAACTCAGGTTAAAACAATGCTTAACAGTGGAGCAACATCAAGAGATCCTGCGCTGGTTGTCCCGATGGCAAAATTCTACGGTCAGTTATTCGATAATAATCCGGCGGCAGCGGCAACACTTGATAAAAGTACGATGGCATTTTACGGCAAGGTTTACGATTATTCCCGCGCTGGCGTGCCGGAGGATAAGGCTGTTGATATGGCTTACAGCCAGGTGTTCCAACAGGATGACCGAATGAAACAGATGCTTTCCACTGCCATGCGAGACAAAAAATATGTCGCGGCGAGGGCAACTGCTGCACAAAATAACGCCAGCAGTCTGACTTCCTTTGGTTCGTGGTCTCCGGATATTACCGATCCAGGAAAATCAAATGCGGCCTATCAGCGAGATTACCAGACAATTTACGATGCTAACTTTGTACAGACAGGTGGCGATGCAGAACAGGCTGAGAAAATGACCAATGCCATGATCAGAACCACTTGGGGAGTTTCTACGGTTAATGGCAAAGCAGAGGTTATGAAGTATGCACCTGAGGCATTGTACGGAGTAAATAATGGTGCTGGTAACTGGATACAGGGGCAGTGGGAGCAGGAAAAACGCGAGCTTAAATCAAAATCCTTTGGCGGTCCTCGCAGTGATACGGACTTAATACTTGTTTCTGATGGCCTTACGGCAAGGGATAGGAGTTATGCTGTTATGGTTTTACAGCCTGACGCAAACGGAGCGATAGAACCGAGAAATTATATTGGAGAAAATGGTCTCCCTGTTCGTTTCAAGCCGGATCAGCTGACATCTCCAATGTACAGGCAAACCATTCAGTTCCAGCAACAGCGTGTTGATGAGGCTAGAGTGCGGAGAGAAGGCAATCCGCTGCCGCAGTTCAGCAATAAAGATGGATATACTCCTCCAGATCTGACCAAACCATTCGGTTATGGTTCAGCCAATTACCTTCCGAGCAATATATACGCAGGGGGCAAATAATGCCGATATATGAACAGGATCCTAAAGAGTTGCTTGGCGAGGATATTCAGCAAATAGCAGCACCTGATGACAGTAATTTCTATATGGAAACACCTTCTTTGCTTTCTGCTGTGAACCCATTTACCAGTGATCAACGCGTTCAAAGGTCTAGACAAGCAGCATTTCGTATAGATAACACGCTGGGTAGCTTTATTGCCAGTGCTCCTTTCAGTCAGTTTGACAGGGTTGAAGGATATAACCCATTTGATAACGATGCAGCAGATATTAAAGGCTATGAAGATTTTGCAGATTCGTTTATCAACTCCGGTTCGCATGAAGAAACAATGGCAATTAAACATCGAATCGATAAGCAAAGAACAGATAGAGAATATCTATCTGAAATGGGTGGTGCTGGTACTATTTCAAGCTTAGCAATGGGAATGATAGACCCGGTTAATGTGGCTGCAATGTTCATCCCTGTAGGGGCGGTAGCGCGTGGAGGAAGTATTGCTGAGACGGCAGGGCGTTTTGCCCTGGCGAATGCTGCTGGTGGGGGAGTATCAGAAGCCGCATTACAGGCCACTCAGGAAGCTCGCTCACCGATGGAGAGCGTATCGAACGTTGTTGTTGATGCTCTCGTTGGTGGGATCCTTGGTGCTGGTGCACAGCTACTTGCTGGACCTAGCGCGCGCGAGGCAGTGGTTAACTCAGTAGGTAATCATTTGCGAGGTATGGATTCTCCTCAAAGCATTGGTGCAGCTCAGGTTTTCAATACCACACTCGATCAGGAACAGCTCGCTGGACTTGGACTTGCTAACAAAACGTTGAGTGTCACTCCTGCTGGCCGCTTGGCGCAATCACCATCTCTTGTCTCCCGTCAGATTAACCAGCAGCTTGCCGAAAATAACTATTTCTTCGCCAAAAATGATGAGGGGTTGGCTACGTTTACGGCAGTCGAGACTAAGATTAAGCAATACGACGCCATGCTTTATAAGCAGATGGAAGCCACTCGTGATGCTTATCAGCAGTACAGCAAATCTGTTAGCGCCCGCGGCGTGAAGAGGATGAACTTTATTGATTTCAATGAAGCTGTTGGCATGGCCATGCGCCGTGGTGATCAGAGTGATATTCCTGAGGTTTCACAAGCAGCCGCCAGAATCCGCCCCATTTTCGAGATCACAAAAGCCCGTATGCAGGAACTGGGGATCCTTCCTGAGGATATCGATGTCGTGACGGCGAAAAGTTATCTTCCCCGCATTTATAAGTTCGATAAGATACTTTCCGACCGCACTGAATTCAGAGGGCGAATTGCCAACTGGATACAAGGGATTAGTGCCAAAGGTGCTGACAAGGCAGGTCAGCGAATTGAAAGGATAAATTCATTGCTAAAAACTGCAGAGGAATCGGCACCGCGCGCTGATGCTCTCGCTAGTGAAATCGCTGAAGCGGAGAAATGGTCTGGTAAAAAAATTCTACTCATGGAAGAACTGGATAAACGAAATAAGCTTATATCTCAGGAGACTGACACACAGGCGCGTCTTACAAGAATAGAAAAAGAGTTGGCCGAGACTTCATCAGAAAAACTTCAGGCAAGAATGATGAAAGAAAGCTCTGACCTTAAAACACGCCTTGATGATATAGCGCAGGCAAAGAGTGAGCTTCCTGTCTATCAGCGCCATATGGAGTTGCTGGATAATCCACGGAAATATCGTTCTGAGCTTCGCCGACTGCAAAAACGGGCAAATTCAACCACAAGGCTGAATGCAAGCCGCGAACGAGCACTGAAGCAGATGGAGCCTCTATCCCGAGAGGAAGCAGAGGACGCTGCTGACGAGATCGTGAATAAAATAATAGGCGCACCTTCCGGGCTTGTACCAGCCGATATTATCCCAGAGAGACTCGTTGGTCGGGCTGGTTTCACTAAAAGCAGAACGCTGCTTATTCCTGATGAGCGTATAGAAGATTTTCTTGAATCAGATGTTAACTACATCATGGAAAGTTATCTCCGGCAGGTGGCACCAGAAATTGAGCTGACTGCGCAGTTTGGCCGTAAAGATATGGGGGAGCAAATCCGTCAGGTTAGTGAGGAATATACCCGGCTAATAAAAGAGGCTAAAACACCTAAACGACGTGCAGTTCTTGAGAAGCAACGGGAGGCTGATATTAGGGATATTACGGCTATGCGTGATCGACTGCTTGGTACTTACGGTGCACCTCAAGATCCACGCAGTTTCTTTGTTCGTGCCGGGCGAGTTGCTAGGAATATTAACTTCCTCCGTTTGCTTGGTGGAATGACTGTCTCCGCTGCAACTGATCTGATGCGACCGATGATGCAGCATGGCCTGAGAAAATCTCTCGGACCAATGGTAAGCATGCTTAAAAATATGGACTCAGTGAAAATTGCAACCAGGGATTTGCGAGAAATGGCCGTTGGGCTTGATTATGTCCTGTCTACGCGTACAAAGGCTATAGCGGATCTTACTGACCCCTATAGCCGGAGAAGCGCCGCTGAGCGAGGTCTGAACTGGATGACGCAGAAATTCGGTAACTGGACGCTGATGAATCAGTGGAACAGCGCACTTAAATCATGGTCTGGGATGATAGTGCAGTCGAGGATACTTGACGCGGCTCGCCAAGTTTCTGCTGGTGGCACGCTCTCCAAAAGTGAAATGCGGAAGATGGCACAGGTCGGCATCAATGAAGATGTTCTGCGTCGAATCGGGGAGCAATTCGGGAAGCACGGAGAGGATATGGACGGGCTGTTAACCGGGCATAGTCATCTGTGGGATGACCGTTTCGCTAGAGAGATTTTCCAGTCTGCAGTGCTGAAAGATGTAGACTCAGTGATTGTAACGCCTGGCGTAGGTGATACACCGCTGTTTTTTAGTAAAGAAGGCTGGAAGATGATCACGCAGTTCAAAACGTTTATCTTCGCACAGCATAACAGGGTGCTGGTATCTGGTATCCAGCAGGGCGATGCTGCATTCTATCTTGGTGCGCTTGGCACGATTGCGCTTGGCTCAATGGTCTATATGATGAAACAGAAGTTAAGCGGTCGCGATATTGACTACAGCTGGAATAACCTTGTGAAAGAGGGGATCGACCGGGGCGGAATGCTTGGCTGGCTCTCTGAGCCGCTGAATACCGTTGAGAACATAAGCGGTGGTAGGTTTGGTCTTGGCGCGATGTTTGGTGCGCCTCCGGTATCAAGGTTTCAGAGTCGTAATGCTATTGGTGCTTTACTTGGTCCTACCTTTGATCTTGGCGGTGATGCCGCGACGGTTGCGAATGGTGTACTTAACGGAGAATTTGACAGCCAGCAAACCCACGCGGTCCGTAAAATGCTACCTTTTCAGAACCTGTGGGCGATATCACCATTACTAAATAAAGTTGAAGAGCAGATGAAATAGGATGAAAAAAATAAATTTGTTTTTTGGCATAGTGCTTTCAATAGTCTCTGTAAATCCTACAGCTGCCAGTTCATTGCAATGCAATAAGGATAACTTTGATGCATGCAAAACGTGTGAACAATTATCAAAGGCTATCGACTTAAAAGAACCTAATCGTGGCGATTACTATAGAGGGGCTTTATGGAATGGGCTTTACGCCTCTTATGTAATTAATTGCCCTGTGGTTGCTGAGAAGTTACTGAGCCATGGTGCTATACCATCATATGGCGGATATATGGGGTCTATGGGGGCGGTTCTGACAGGAAAATGGCCTCATAACAATGAATCAATAAATCTTTCATGGGCAGATTTGCTTATAAAACATGGATTTGATGTTAATAGGCATACGGGGAATTATAAATCAGCTACTGAAGTATGGGCTATAGATAAAAAACAGATTGAATATAAGTCAGTTTTTGACAAGTTAATTCAATCCAGCGAAGTAAAACCACTCGATCCTTCAAGAAATTTAGAATGGTGTGCGTCTGAAGGGTATCGCTCAGTTGTCGTTTATTCCCTTAACTCATGTATAGAAAATGCTATAAAACGTTTGGATGATGGTGTTTCTTCAGCGTCTGATATTTCATCAGCAGCCGTAAATTCCTGTACTAGCGATGTAGAAAATTTCAATAAGCATTTGGCATGCAAAGCAGCTGTTAAAGAAAACTCTGATAAAGAGAGAAGCGACGTTTACCAGTTATTAACCAGTGATAGTCAAATGAATAAAAATGTTATTGATATGCTGAAGGAAAGAAATATTGAAACGGTTCTTGAATTTAGAGCTGAAAATCGATCAGCGAAAACTGCACAGTGATCAAACAGGCCGCTTTCGCGGCCTTGTTTTTAACGAATGCCACCGCCACCCGGGCGGGAATCCGCAGAACGCCCACCGCAGCGGGAGCCGTCAGCAGCAGTGTCGCTGTCGTGCTGACAACGACCGGCAAAGGCCTGAGTTGAAGCTACCAGAGACAACAAAACGAACAGTGCAGCAAATGCTTTTTTCATTGTGAAATTTCCATCTATAAGCCACCTCAATGTGGCGTCAATGAGTGTAGCACTGACTTTTGTTTCGTCCATAAAAAAGCCCTCAGTGCGGGCTTAATTAACTTCGAGGATAATAGAATCTTTAGACTTGAATCCCACTTTCCTCATGGCTGTAATGACGTTTTGGATAACCCACGTTTTCCCAAACTCTCTTTCGTGTACAATGGCGCAAGGAAAATGAAGGGCGCTTTTGTTGCACTTTATGGTGAAAGTTGTACCTTCAGCAAAATCCAAAACAGTCTGCAGATGTGCAGATATAAACGATTTAAACACATCTTCAAGCTCAGCAAGAGTAATTGGCGGTTTGTTCCTCTCGTCGTTCAGGCGTTCATATGCTGCGTGAAATGAAAAGTGAATTCTTGCCGCATCTTCTTGCAAGATCTCGTTAATCTCATCCTCAAGATCAATGAGTTGTTGTTCTGTTATAGACATAGATAACGGGAGGTCGCCTCACTTATTTTTTGATTTAATTCATCATCATTGGATGCACGTACAGTAGCAACATGCTTACTTTGGCGTAGGGTCCCAATTCTGATATCAAATTCTTCATTATCGAAAGAGTCAACGAAAACAGCTTTACCAGTTTCTGGATGGTAAAAAGAGGCATAGTTTTGGTTGAGTTGCATATCAAATTTAAACATATCATCCTCCCATACGGGAACAGACGTGACTTACATACGGTGTGATTTTGACTAGTTAACTTTCTGCAGCAAAACCATCACGGTAACTACAAACTAAAATGTTACAAATCAACTTTCTTACCTTTGGGGTAATAGTACGCTATTCACCTGCAATCTGTACAGAATTATTTAAAGGCACATCCCTGTGCCGCCGTTCTGTCAGAAGACCCCTGCCTTGTCGTTGATGTATTCCGCGTGGGTCTGGATATCACGCAGGCATTTACTCACACCGACGATGTAGCAGAACATGGTAGTCAGCTCCGCCGCCGCGCCCGATACGTCGTGCCCGTCGTCCTGTAACTGGTTCAGCAGATTCATCAGCAGTGAGTTCTCCGTCAGGCCGAGAACACCAGATGGGGAATGAATCAGGCTGCGGTAGCCGGGCTTCAGTGGGGCGCTGTATTCTTTTTTGTCTTCCAGCTTGATCGCCTCCATAATGGCGGGCATGAAGCCTGACAAGACCTTCTCCACTTTTGTTTCTTGTTGTCTTAAACGTTTCTCGCATTCAATGAAGTAGCGTCGCACCTGGCGACCTTTTTCGTTACGCTCGACCATCGCCAGCTCTTTGGCTGTATCAAGGGTGAGGTGGTACTCTTTGCGGTTGTGGCCGCCTCTACCAGATGTTTGCTTTCCCAAATTGGAAAGCAAAATATAGTCTTGATTTTCAATGAATTCGTATTCTGATATGCGATTTGTAATCCATGCTGCAAACACCTTTTTAACACCTAAAAAAGCGTGCAGATCGCGGGCATTACAAAGTAGGGCTGTTTCGTTAGATATAGTGCCGTTGAATACGGGGATGAGTTGAGCGTTCATGATGGCGTCTCCACTTAGCGAATTACATCACCACCGCTGAGACCAATCAGATGGTGGTGAACTGAACGGAGTTGGTCTTACCGGCCTAAGTGGTACCGGCGTCCTTTCGGACCCCCATTCAGCCCACCATAATTCTGGCATGACTGTGCTATACGCATAAAAAAACCACGTCTGGCGTGGTATGCGCCACTTAGTAATCCGGGAGACCAATCCCGGCACTGGATTTTGCCAGTGCCCGATTACTATGGCACAAGAGGAGTGCAATGTAAATTTACCGCAAAGGTAATGATAAACGCGAAGAAATATTAAAATCAACCGTATTTGGTTGATTGCGTTTAACGCTTGATCACCTGAAAGCAAGATATTACCTTTAAGGTAATGTTATTGTGAGGAAAAGCAATGGAAGTTTTCTGGATAGTTGTTGGTGTGGTTGCGGTGATTATTTACGTTATCAACCAGAACAAGACTAAGATCTCTGATCGTACGGTCGTTAATCATAACAAAACGATAAAGACCGAAGATGGGGAGATAACGATTAATCGTACACAGGTGATAGAACACACCTCTACTCAGTTTCAAAAAACTGGAGGTAATGCGCCTAATATTTCCGCACCTCCTGCTTATGATAGTGCGGTAATCCAGACATATTATAAACAGCAGGAGTTAGCAAAAGAGAGGCAACTGATTCAGCCAAAGCCGTTTACAGCTGAGCTTCCACCTGGAGTGTCAACGCGTCCGGCATATCATGGAAGATTCCCTGGTGATGACATATCGTCTCAGTCATCTAAAAAAGCACCTCAGGCAGTATCAGAGCCAGCAAGAATACCTTCTGTATCGCCGCCAAAAGAAGAATCAGCTAACAGAGTTTCAAGTGGTAGCAAGCAGTGCTTGCGATGCAGAATAAACCTACCATATGAAAAATTCAGGAAATCGTCAAAAAATCCAGATGGATTGACTAAGTGGTGTGCAAGGTGTCTCGATGGCCCAAAGAATACACGCCATATGAAGTGGTGCCCAATTTGTAATGTCCGCAGAAAACGAACAAGCTTTTACCCTAATAATCAAAATGCGGATGGCTTAATGGCATGGTGCAAAACGTGCTGGGACGAGCACAAAGCGAAACGATAGGCCGCTCTTGCGGCCTTTAAATTTACCGGGTTTGTTTTCGTAATTGTTCGGCACAATAGTCGAGATGTGTTTGCAGATCCTGCATAGACATCTGTGAGCTGGTGACGTAGTTAATCAGTGCAGTCAGTTCGGCAAGTGGGCCATCGACATTAAATCCATCCTTATCGAGATCCCGGAGTAATTTCATCAAGTGCGATCCCTCCACCAGTGACCTGACGCCTCCCGGCGTGTGAATCCTTTCGGTAAATCCGTCTTCCAGTGGATAGTGATACTGCTGCATCTTATCTTCTCCATGCAATAACTGTATGTTTATACAGTAACAAATAATTTGTTTGCTATCCAGCACGTTTTGCAAATTACCCGAAAGGTAATATCTATTGGTATTTACAGTCTTTTTATCCATATATGGTTTTTCAGGTAATAGAATAACCAGATATGCGGCGCAACGGGTGCTGCGACTATCTGGAGATTTAACATGACGGTCTCAACCGAAGTTGACCACAACGAATACACCGGTAACGGCGTTACGACATCGTTTCCGTATACTTTTCGAATTTTCAGAAAATCAGACCTGGTTGTTCAGGTGTCTGACCTGAACGGGAACGTAACAGAATTGGTCCTGGATACCGGTTATACGGTAACTGGGGCGGGCACTTATAGTGGCGGTTCTGTGGTTCTTCCGTCTCCGCTTGCTACTGGATGGCGAATTACGATAGATCGTGTGCTTGATGTAGTGCAGGACACAGACCTTCGCAATCAGGGAAAATTTTTCCCCGAAGTGCATGAAGATGCCTTTGACTACCTGACGATGCTGATCCAGCAATGTTTTGGGTGGTTCAGACGTGCATTGATGAAACCATCTTTGCTTGCAAAATATTACGATGCAAAGCAAAACAAAATTTCTAACCTTGCAGATCCATCATTTGAGCAGGACGCTGTAAATAATCGCTCAATGCGTAATTATGTCGATGCTGCAATCGCCGGAGTTGTTGGTGGTTTTGGTTGGTTTATTCAGTATGGTTCTGGGGCTGTGTACCGAACGTTCCAGGATAAAATGCGTGATGCTATTAGCCCCAAAGATTTTGGAGCTGTTGGTGATGGTATAAATGACGATTCCACTGCAATAAGCGCGTGCCTTGAAGCCTCATCTCCAGGTTATAAAATTGACGGATTAGGGCTTACTTTTAAAGTATCAACTCTTCCGGATGTCAGTCGATTTAAAAATGCTCGTTTTTTATTTGAGAGAATACCGGGCCAGCCTCTTTTTTATGCTTCTGAAGATTTTATCCAGGGAGAGTTATTTAAAATTACAGATACACCGTGGTACAACGCCTGGACGCAGGATAAAACGTTTGTATATGACAATGTCATCTATGCGCCTTTTATGGCTGGAGACCGCCATGGTGTAAATAACCTCCATGTTGCATGGGTTCGCTCAGGAGATGACGGGAAGACCTGGACAACGCCGGAATGGCTTACAGATTTACATGAAAACTATCCCACAGTTAACTATCACTGCATGAGTATGGGGGTTGTCAGAAATCGCCTTTTTGCTGTAATTGAGACGCGGACCGTGAGAGGAAATAAACTGCAGGTTGCAGAGTTGTGGGATCGCCCAATGAGTCGCAGCCTTCGCGTTTATGGTGGTATAACGAAAGCAGCAAATCAGCAAGTCGCTTATATTCGCATTACTGATCACGGATTATTTGCTGGTGATTTTGTCAACTTCTCAAACTCTGGTGTTACAGGTGTTACCGGGAATATGACGGTGACTACTGTTATTGATAAAAATACCTTTACAGTTACGACGCAAAATACCCAGGATGTGGATCAGAATAACGAGGGTAGATACTGGAGTTTTGGCACATCATTTCACTCGTCACCATGGAGAAAAACCAGTCTTGGAACTATTCCTTCTTTTGTTGACGGAAGCACTCCTGTTACTGAGATTCACAGTTTTGCGACGATTAGCGATAACAGTTTTGCTGTTGGCTACCATAATGGTGATATTGGTCCACGCGAGCTTGGGATACTCTATTTCTCTGATGCTTTCGGTTCTCCTGGTAGCTTTGTTCGCAGACGCATACCTGTAGAATATGAGGCGAATGCATCTGAGCCATGTGTAAAATATTATGATGGCATTCTGTATCTGACGACCAGGGGGACATTAAGTACTCAACCCGGTAGTTCATTGCACAGAAGCTCTGATTTAGGTACATCATGGAATTCTCTTCGCTTCCCAAATAATGTTCATCACTCAAACCTTCCTTTTGCCAAAGTTGGCGATGAGCTGATTATTTTTGGCAGTGAGCGCGCATTTGGTGAGTGGGAAGGAGGAGAACCTGATAACCGTTATGCAGGAAATTATCCAAGAACATTTATGACCAGAGTTAACGTCAATGAGTGGAGTCTGGATAATGTAGAGTGGGTTAATGTTACTGATCAGATTTATCAGGGCGGAATAGTTAACTCTGCGGTTGGTGTTGGTTCAGTTTGTATCAAAGACAACTGGCTGTACTACATTTTCGGTGGGGAAGACTTTCTAAACCCATGGAGCATAGGGGATAACAACAGAAAATATCCTTATGTTCACGATGGTCACCCGGCTGATTTGTATTGTTTCAGGGTGAAAATTAAACAGGAAGAATTTGTTTCAAGGGATTTTGTCTACGGAGCCACTCCTAACAGAACGCTTCCTACTTTTATGTCGACGTCAGGCGTGAGGACGGTTCCTGTACCCGTTGATTTCACAGATGATGTTGCCGTCCAGTCACTGACTGTCCATGCAGGTACATCAGGACAAGTTCGCGCGGAAGTCAAACTTGAGGGTAATTACGCCATTATTGCGAAGAAAGTACCGTCTGATGATGTTACCGCTCAGAGATTAATCGTTAGCGGCGGTGAAACAACGTCTTCAGCAGATGGTGCAATGATAACGTTGCATGGTTCCGTAAGCAGTACTCCACGTCGCGCGGTATATAACGCACTCGAACATCTTTTTGAGAACGGAGATGTTAAACCTTATCTTGATAATGTAAATGCTCTTGGTGGTCCGGGAAACAGGTTCTCGACAGTTTATCTTGGCTCCAATCCTGTGGTTACCAGTGACGGAACATTAAAGACAGAGCCGGTCTCTCCTGACGAAGCATTGCTGGATGCCTGGGGTGACGTCAGGTATATCGCTTATAAATGGCTGAACGCTGTCGCTATAAAGGGGGAAGAAGGGGCGAGGATACATCATGGTGTAATCGCGCAGCAACTTCGTGATGTTCTTATTTCTCACGGACTCATGGAAGAAGAAAGCACAACATGCCGCTATGCCTTTCTTTGCTATGACGATTATCCCGCAGTATATGATGACGTCATTACTGGCCAAAGGGAAATGCCGCTGACTGATAATGAAGGGAGCATCATTGTTGATGAGGATGATAATCCAGTGATGGTAATGGAAGACATCATTGAGCGCGTTGAAATAACGCCAGCAGGATCTAGATGGGGGGTCAGACCTGATCTCTTATTCTATATCGAGGCGGCATGGCAGCGCAGAGAAATGGATAAGATAAAAGAGCGGATTCAGTCTCTGGAAGAACGTTAAAAAAAAGCCCGCAATATTTTGCGGGTATCAAAAACGGAGTTTGTGAAAAGTTATCTTTGAATTCTATCATGAATCAGTACGTATTTTAAATACATGTTCAGGTTTATTACACCATAGCATTATTAAATACAAAATTAAGTCTATGGTTCCTGTACAACTGCCCCCACTCTGCTGGCTCGTTCTGTAAAATCATTAGTACTTTTATTGAGATATATGATATGGAACAATAATGATTCATATATGGTTTACTATGCGGGGTTAGTCATCAATAATTGACTGGCTTATAGATAGTAAACAGGAGAAAGTATGTCTGCTCAAGTAACAAGTGAGCAATTAAATCAGTTGCTTAGTTTTGGTTCTCTTGCTGCAGTTATTGCAGGTGTCCCTCCGGAGGTTGCTTTAGGGGCTTTGGCTGGGGCGGTAATTTTTGTTACCTCTGCAGTAGAGTACCCCATCCGTCGCCGGGTGCTCCTGTCGATGCTCAGCTTTCTTTGCGGCCTTCTCTTTTACAAACCAGCAGCATCAATTCTTATCGGCATAGCCAGCCTGATCCCTACCATCACGCAGGACTCTTTTGAAAAAGGGATTGTTTTCTCTGCAGGCGCATTCGTGTCAGCAATTGTCGCTGTGCGTATTGGTATATGGCTCTATCACCGTTCCGATAATCCACGCGAGTTAATTCCGGGGAGAAAAGACGATGGTAACGCATGAGTTTTTTTTGCTTATCACTAATGCAGTTATTTGCACTGGCATAGCAATTCGCGTTGTCACATTCCGGCGTAACGGCTCTCAACATCGAAGGTGGGGAGGATGGCTTGCTTATTTCCTGATTGTTGCTGCGGCCAGTATTCCTGTTCGAGTCGCCTATGCAATCTGGTTACGTACGCCAATGGCTGTGGATTTATCTGAGGTCATTATCAACGCTGTCATGCTGGCTGCGGTTATTAAAACGCGCGGTAACGTCGTTCAAATTTTTAAAGTATCGAGGTCTAAACATGGAGATTAAACAATTCCAGCGAGCTGCTGGTATCAGCGAGGCACTGGCCGCACGCTGGTTCTCGCATATAACTTCTGCGATGAAAGAGTTTGGTATCAGCAAAGCAGAAGATCAGGCAATGTTTATTGCTCAAGCCGGGCATGAGTCTGGGGGCTTCACCAGGTTGCAGGAGAATTTCAACTACAGTGTCAGCGGACTGGCTAACTTCGTTCGGGCTGGGCGTCTCACTCAGGGGCAGGCTAATGCACTGGGGCGCCGTGCTGGTGAACCACCATTGCCACTTGAGCGCCAGCGCGCAATCGCAAATCTGGTATACAGCAAACGCATGGGGAACAATGCCCCTGGTGATGGCTGGAATTACCGAGGGCGCGGACTTATCCAGATTACCGGTTTGAATAACTATCGTGATTGCGGAAACGGTCTGAAGGTTGACCTGCTGGAGAGCCCTGAACTGCTGGCGCAGGACGAATATGCGGCTCGTAGCGCGGCGTGGTTCTTCGCCAGCAAAGGATGCATGAAGTATACCGGCGATATTGCACGTGTAACTCTGATTATCAATGGTGGCCGGAACGGCATCGACGACCGGCGAGCGCGGTACATCACTGCCAGTAAGGTGCTGGCGGTATGATCTGGGCATTCGTAAAAGCATACTGGAAACAGTTTCTTATCGTGGCAGTGCTTGCTGTTCTGGTCATATCAGGAGTGGTTGCTTGGAATATACACGGCAGTCGCCAGTACGATGCCGGGTATGCTCAGGCGGAAGAAGACCGCAAAGCCGAAGAAGACAAAGTTCGTCAGTACTACGAACAGGAGAAAGTGACCAATGAACGTGAAGCTCAGCAGAGGATCGACCAGGCGCGCAATGATGCTCTTGATGCTGCCGCTAGCGCTGGCCGGTTGCAGCAACAACTCTTTGCCATCCGTGAGCAGCTCAGGCAGTATAACGCCATTGTCGGCGCTGGGTCGTCAGCCGCAGACACCGGAGTTTTGCTTGCCGACGTGCTCAGCAAATCTCTCGAGAGAAACAGACAACTGGCAGAGTATGCTGACCGGGCAGCCGAAGCCGGAAGAGTCTGCGAAAAACAGTACGACACTTTGACCAGATAGCATGGCATTTTTCATGGTACTGATTTCCGGTGACGGTATATAAAACGGTACGGGAAAAATTGAGATTTGGAAAAATGTTATCACTCAATTGGTTATGGTTATCGTAAATAATTGAGTGGGAATGATTTGACCCTGCACTATGAATGAACAAAACCCTCTGTTACT